TAATATTAACAGGGAGAGCAATCGCGATTCTCAGCCTTTCTAATCAACAAAAAGGAACGGCAGATACTAAAGGATAATTATGTTAAGTTCAACGTTTTCACCCTATCAAAATCAACTTTATTCAGACAGGTTAAGACAACCTCGCGCGATTGTTTTAATTAATAACCTTGCGGTTGCATGGACTGAGATACAAATACAAACGGCGACATTTTACGTTGCTGATTCTTACAATGTATCCATTCCACTAACCCAGCCAAACCCAGCGTTTAATATGGATTTCTGGGCGACCAATGTGGATATGAGCATAAAAATATTCGTTGGATTTCCATCAAATCCGAATGCCTATGGAACAGGCGATTTAAAATTAATGATACAGGGCGATGTTGATATGTTAGAAATTGACCCTCTATCACAAATGATTCACATATCAGGACGTGATTTAACATCACGATTAATTGATACCAAAACCACGCAAAAATACGCCAATATGAGCGCATCACAGATAGCGACAGCATTGGCGCAAAAACATGGATTGATTCCTAACATCACGCAAACGTCTGGGAATGTGGGTAACCTATACAATAACCAACAAGTCACTATGACAAAATCCACAACAGAGTGGGATTTGATTACCTATCTAGCACAACAGATTGGCTATGTTGTTTATGTTGATCGAGGAAATTATTTAAACTTTGTTCCTTATCCAACCCCGTCACCTGATAAAGCGTATGTTATACAATATCAACCACCAGCAAGTACTGGGTTATCGCCAACATTTAACGGTATGGATTTACAATTAAAACGCAGTTTAACATTAGCAAGAGATGTTAAGGTTATCGTGCGAGTGCCTCATGGTGCGCAAAACGGCGGAGCCTTCACGGTGAGTGCGCAAGCAACAAGACGCAGTAGGCCATATTTACGAAGCAATACCGGAACAACGGCACCCAGTCAGACATATAGCTTTATACGCGCAGGATTAACAAAACAACAAGCTCAGCAATTCGCTAATCAAATGCTTTCAAATATCACATTGCATGAAGTTATCATGGATGTTGCATTACCCGGTGATAATGCTCTAACTAAAGATTCAATCATTCAGTTAAAAGGAACGAATACCTCTTTTGATCAATACTATTATGCTGATATCGTAACAAGAACGATAAGCTATGAGGCCGGGTACTTGATGAGGGTCAACGCAAAAAATAGAAGTGTTGATACTCAGATTGCAATTTAAAGGATACGTTTATGTCAGTAGAACATTTTTTAAATATTATTAAGATGCAAGCCGCTCTTGTTAACAATGGAACGGCATTAACAACATTGGGCGCAATAGCTCAATATGATTCAACTGCCCACTATGCCATTGTTGAATTGTATAGCGCAGACTCAAGTGACAATACAATAGGATCGGTTCAAACTCCATGGCTACCTATTTTTAGCCCGTGGGTAGGTGACGGCTGGGGCTTGTTCGCGCCTCCCAGTATTGGTGACATAGTAGAAGTCCACTATGTCGAAGGCTCGCTACAGAATGGCTATATAGGCCTTAGAACATGGTCGCCTAGCTCAGGGGCAACGCCGTTGAATGTTCCATCGGGAGAGTTCTGGTTAGTCCACCAGACAGGCAGCTATATCAAGATGCTTAACTCTGGCGATTTTAATATCAATGTCGCAACGACTGGCAATGTAAATATTACCGCAGCAACAGGGCATGTAAATATAACAAGTGCGACACAAGTAAATCTAACGGCGGCAAATGTAAACTTGTCGGGCGCCGTTAGCCTAGGGAATCTAGGCAGCCCAGGAACGTTGAAACCTTTATTAAATTCTTTAGCGGCGGCCATCTTCGACGCGCATGTACATCCTGACCCTCAAGGTGGATTTACCGGGGCGCCAACAACTTCTATGAGTGCAGATGTCACTTCTAATGTAATGGCAAACTGATATAATAACAGGATAACGGCGCGCTAACGCCGCATCCTTAACAAACAACCTTATCGGAGGCTGAATGTCTGAACCTATTATCACAAAAACTTGTCGTATTTGTAATATTAAAAAATCTATTGATAACTTTTATAAGAATAAAAGAAATAAAGACGGATTTTTTCATGAATGTAAGTCATGCCATTTTGAAAATGGGAAAAATTGGAGAAATAAAAATAAAGATTACGCATCTTTAAAAAGAAAAGAAACATATGAAAATGATAAAGAAAAGAATCATAACTATACTAGGGCATGGAGAAAAAATAATCCTGATTTATCAAAACAAAAAAGACATGATCATTACATAGCAAATAAAGACAGACATAATGAGAATTGCAAAGCTTGGAATAAAAACAATAAATTTAAAAGAATAGCTTGCTGGATAAATCAACGTGCTAAAAAATTTGATATCAATGGAAAAATTAACGAAGAAGACATTATTAGTATATTTATTAACCAAAAAGGATTATGTAACGCTTGCTCTAAAGACATAACTAACAAATTTACTGTAGATCATATAGTTACAATGTCAAAAGGCGGGGAAAATACACCTAAAAATATTCAGTTATTGTGTCATTTTTGTAATAGTAGTAAGGCAGATAAAGATTATAATCAATTTTTGATCATCAAAGGACTGAAAAAACAAGAATAATCATGTAAAATTAATCAAGATGCTACATATTCCAAGGTGTTAAATGATTACACGTATCCCGCAGATTATTAATGACCTATATCTATACTATGGCAACGACTTACAATTAACGTCTAGCGGCGATCTTCTTATTGCTAATTTAGCGACATTAAGCCAACAAAGGGTTATTAGAAGGCTTTCAACGCCTAACGGCGGGTTTATCTGGGATACAAGTTACGGGGCTGGAGCGCCTTCATATATTGGTCAGCCATTATCATCTGATAATTTTGAGAGCATTAAATCCTTAATCTTATCTAATATTTTATTAGAAAGTACGGTATCTCCAAACCCTGAGCCAAAAGTTTTCTTAAATGTCATACAGGGCGGTTTATTTTGTCAGATACAATACACTTTAAATCCAACATTACAGCCGATTGTCTTAAATTATAATTTGAGTACTTAATATGTCACTATCAGGCTCTACATTACCCACTCAAGACTTTAAAACATTTTCCCAGAATCAAATAGCGGCCATACAAGCTGCAAATACTAATTTACTGGATTTTACGACAGGATCGGTTCTTTATTCTCTGGTAACCAGTAATTCCGCCATGGGTATGTGGATACAAGGCTTAATCACCTCATTACTTGCATTAGCTAGATTGCAAACATCGACAGGAAATGACGTTGATACTTTTATTAAGCAATTCGGGTTCACGCGATATCTGGGAAAAGCCGCAACAGGAAACGTGACATTTTCAAGAACAAACACCGCTCAAAATAGCTATATTCCAGCCGGAACGGTTGTATCGACTAATATCACTGGGCAAGCTAGCGTACAATATACCGTCATAGCGGATACAACTAATCCACAGTGGGACGCGGTAAATAATCGCTATTCGTTTGCTAACTTAGCAACAACACTAAACGTGCTTGTCCAATGTAATCAAAATGGAACTATCGGTAACGCTGCAATTAATTCTATTACAGTTATTAATACTCCATTAACGAATGTAACAGGTGTTACTAACTCTATAGCGTTTGCAAGCGGATTAGACGCTGATTCAGATCAAGTAACGAGATCGAAGTTTGTTCAATACCTTGCTGGTTTATATAAAGCAAATTACGCTGCACTAGTGAGCGCAGTTACATCTGCAAATTATGCAACATCAACACAGGATTATGTTGCCACTCGTTATGCGATTGTCGAAAACGTAAACTTTTTTTCACAAGCAACGCAGCTCGGTTATTTTTATGTCGTTGCAGATAATGGAGCGCAAACGGTAGGACTTGGAGCATTAACATTATTAGCGGCTGGTACTGGTTATAATGTTAACGACGTGATTACTTTAGCGGGCGGTACATTTACAACGGCTGCAACCGTCAAGGTAACAGGCGTAAACGTTGGCGCTATTACAACATTCACTATCACGAATGCGGGATCATACACAGTAGGTGCTACAACTTTCACACAAGGTAGTGTTGCCCCAGCCGGTGGTACCGGCGCAACATTCAATACGCCTATTTACACATCCCTTGTGCCAAGCGGCTTAATAACCGCCGTGTCATCGGCTATTACTGATGCCAGAGGGTTTACTATACAGAAAGACATTCAGCCACCCTACGGCTCTCTATTGCTTGTATTCACGATGAATATACATCTTGATCCGAATTTTGATACCTCGGCATTAAGAACACAGATTACAGCAAGCGTTAACACGGCGTTGGTTGCGTGGACGTTGCAAATTGCAATTGGCGGTACATTTTATTACACGAAAATATCGCAGCTTGTTTATGACGTTAGCCCGTATATTTTAGATGTCACTAGTATTACGATGAATGGCGGAACGGCTGACATATCCGTTGGTGCGCCTGCAAATTATAAAATTACCGGCGCGTTAACGTGCATAGGGGCACCGGCAACAATTACTTATTTTTAAGGTGACGTATGGCAGTAGGTGACGCTAACGATGTTTATAATCGGCTTGTAATGAACCTTCCCCCTTGGTTCGGGGATGCAACGCAGACAAATTTCCCTGTTCTATATGGAACATTGCAAGGTTCAGTAAGTGTATTTTCAACGCTATACGCTCAATACACCAACCTTATTGGTCAAATGCGGTTACAAACTGCAACAGGGAATAATCTTGATTTAATAGCGCAGGATTACCTCGGTAATAGCTTGCCGAGAAATCAGGGTGAGAGTGATTATACGTACGGAAAGAGAATTCAGGCTATTATTTTAGAACCTGCATCAACTCGTTTTGCTATGGATAACGCGCTATATATCGTAACAGGCTATCATCCAGTTATTTTTGAGCAATTTGCGGGTGATTTGCCAGCGCCAAGCGGTACTTATATAAATTCAGCTAACACGGCGCAATCAACCACCTATAATCCTGTTACCACTTATAATTACCAAGCATTTATTGACGTTTACTTACCACAATATACCGGCATGGCAAACTACCCTTGGTACAATGTAGCGGCTGGTGCGCCCAATTTTTTATATTATAATCAGACAGGAAACGGAGTTAGCGTATATGGTGGCTGGTATGGCGGCATGTCGACGGTAAAACAGACGGTAGCTATCTCGGATATCTATAAGACGATTCAGAAAATTAAAGTATGGGGCACGTTGATATGGGTTCAAATTCATTACGGCGCACCACCTTAAAAAACTAATGAGGTTAATTAAATGACTGCACCATTGAATGCCTTTACAGGTAGACAGATTGTTTACACTAATCAAGTTCCATTTGAATACGACATCCTATACACAAACCTTTATAAGATGATGGACGCAGGTACTCTTGCGCTTGCTATGCTTGCACCTTCCGGAACTATCCAAGGCGCGACCCCTCAAAATTATTTTTTAGCTTATAATCTTGAATGCGTACCAACCTCTCCCGCTACCATGTCGATAAATATAATACCGGGTGGCGCGGCGGTAGGTGAAAGTGGGCTAGGCGGTGTAGGCGTTCTATTTGGGTATGTCCCCGTAGACTCAAGTAACTATGGTGTAATCGCGTCAAACACAGTTGATCATATTTTTAAGCCGTTTATTCAGACTACATCAAACTCGCCAATCACTCTCGGCCCGATAGCAAATACATTAACACCCGGCCAGTCTGTCATATGGCTTGTTGAAGCGCAGCCTATAACAACCGATGCTAACAGCACGAATAGACCTTATTTCAATGCTGGATCGCCTAGCACGCCGACATACTCGGCTGCGAATCAAACTCGATTTGATTACATCAATTATCAGTTAAAAATGGGTGCTATTACATCAGGTACACCGGTGCCACCCACGGCTGATGCCGGATGGGCGCCATTATTTAATATTACTCTTGTATCGACTACTACAACTATCATTGCATCTAATATAACAATAAATGCCAACGCACCATTTATCACAGAATCGTTAACTCAGAAGATAAGCCAGACTACAGGAGATATTCGCTATCCTTTGCGAACTCAGACAGTAAGCAGCATTAATTATAGAAAATTCAGCTCTGGAACAGCCGCCTATACACCAACAGCAAAAACAATGTTTGCTACTGTAGAAGCATGGGGCGGCGGCGCGGGCGGAGCTGGTGCAACTTCTGGCGCAAATGATGGCGGAGCGGGATCAGGAGGTGGAGCTGGTGCCTATTTTAAAAAATTATTATTGGCGGCGGATTTAGTAGCATCAATGAATTATAACGTAGGAACAGGCGGAGCCGGAGGCGGAGTTGGATTAAACGGAGCAGACGGAACGCAGACTACATTTACTTATGGATCGGTTCCTACTACATTAATAGCAGGGCCTGGGCTTCATGGTGTATTTGTTAATGCTGGCGCGGCGCCTGCTGGAACTTTAGGGGGCGCAGGTGGCGCAGTAACTGGGACTGTTGATGCTTCTATTAATGGAGGAAATGGAGGAGCGGCTTTTTCTCTGGGTAATTCTAAAGTAGTGATGAGCGGTCAAGGTGGTAATAGTGCTACGTTAGGCGTTGGCGGGTCAAATGGTACGGCTACTTCTGGCGGCGGAACTATTGGAGGAAATGGAACAGGCTTTGGATCAGGCGGTGGCGGTGGAACTAACGCAGGTAACAACGCAGGATCTACAACGGGCGGAGCCGGAGCAAATGGCTATATACTGATTACGGAATACATATCGGCATAATGAGGTAATGTATGAATACGGAAATTCATAGCTACCAGATAAACGAATTATCAAAGCAACTGGATAGGCTTTATGATTCGATTGATAAAATATGCGAAAGAGTCTCGAAGATAGAAGAAGAAAAGATCGAACAGAAAATGAAATTCAAACTGTTTCGGGTTCTTTTCTTTGTCTATCCTCTGGTTATTATGATGCTGAGCTATTCAGAGGTTCAGGATCATAGAAAAGAGGACAGCCTTTACAACGAGGCTCATAGCGCACTTAAATTAGTGGCTGGCAGTCTGATAACGGATTAAGCCTTTTTCTTGCGTGACAGCCTTTTAATTGCCTTAGACTCGTATTTTTCGTGGAAGGCTACTTCTTTGCGTAACTTCTTTGGAACAGCCGAGCTAACGGATAGCTTACCGGATTTTGTGTTATGGCCTATCATCTTACCTTGCGGTACTTTGTTATCGAGTTTTTTTAACTCTTGATAACCTTTGGGGAATTTCTTTTTTTCGGCGTTACTTGCTTCGCTATGGGCTTCTCGATAATAACGTGACGACTCGGGAAAACCTGCCCTACTAATAAGCCCCCTTTTTACGCTGTAACCTTTCGCCATAGATATTCCCTCATTAATTCCCCAGTTTATGCACTCGCTGAGGAACCGAGCTGGATGCTTAAAATAATTGGCCAATTACTTTAAGTGCATGGAGAATTATTTTTTACCTTTTGCCTTTGGGATTTTGGCCCCAGACTTTCTAGCAACAGACAGCGCGATTGCCACCGCTTGCTTCTGTTCTGTCTTAGCCTTCATTTCTCGGCGGATATTTTCAGAAATTCCTTTTTTTGACGCAGCCTTTTTACCTTTCAATAATGGCATGTCTTAACTCCTGTCTTTAACACATAGATAGTAGGTATAATTGTATGTTTTTTTTACTGGATTGCAAACATATAAATAAGACCTAGGTTGACCAGCCGAGGCACACGAAGCCATAAAAAACATGAAAAAACAGATAATGATAACAAATGACAAGCTGTTAACCATATCGCATAATTTCATTTTGGTGGCCGCCTTGGTGTAGACAAGTTAACATGATAGTTAATATGACAAGGCGACCGATGCTCTTTATTTACTCTTTAGAATCGTTGCTTTCGTCGTTCTCGTCGCTATCAGTTTTTGGCTTATCATTCTCTTGTTGCTTATTAATAAACTCTTGATTTTCCAGCAAAGTATCAATTGTTTTTCTGTGTATATCAATGACTTTTGATTTTATTGTGTTGAGAAAGTTTTTCTCATCTTCTGGTTCTTGATTAATTAAATAATTCATTAAAGAGCTTGTTATTTCCTTGTCTGGATTGCGCTCAAACATGATAGACGAATCCCTCATTAGCAGCCCGCAAAGGTGACATGCCTCATACGTTGTTAAGTCGTTAGTGTTCTTTCTTCCGATTGAATTTAAAAACTCAATGTATTTAATCCATTCTTTGCTATTCATTTTTTTTAGTCCTTGTATGAAATTAAGTTTTATCATAATAATAAAAGTGATATATTTGAATCCTATTCATATTTTTTCCTGTAGAAAAACTCCTTGATACATCGTTGCCCTATCTAAAACATAGGGCTTTTTTTTATTGATTAATTTAACTTACACTGTTAATATATCGAAATGTTTTCAGGGAGTCAACAAACATGAAACAAACAACAGAAAAAAATTTAAAGAAATTGTTAAAAGACTTAAATTTAAATCCGTATGGATTAGCGACAGAGATCGGAAAAAACCGCAGTATCATGACTCTATACTTGCAGGGAAAGAGAAAGCCTAATGTTGATACGTGCAAGAAAATAATAATAGCAGCTAGAAAGAAAGGCGTTGATATTGATTTATTTTATTTACGTCCTGACATGGCTATGGATTTTAATGATTGACTAATGCTAGATCAGAAATAAATTAACAAGTAGCCGTAACAATTACGGCTACTTGTTAACAAGCTGCTAACATCTTGTTAACAAGGTTATCAACAGAAACTGTGGATTATTTGTAAATGATTGAGAAGAAATTAGAAAGAACATCTAAAAAAGTAAACGCTCCAAATTATTTAAAACACTGCAAAGTCGATAACTGCTACTCTCCACCTAATAAAACGGGGTACTGTCCGACTCATTCGAGAAAAATAAAAAAGAGCGTTAAAAAATAAAAACGCATTAATGTTGAGATATTCTTTTAATAAATTCTTGTAGCACATCAGCTAATGCAATAACTGATTTTTCTATAAGATTTATTCTCATTTCAAGTTCTTGAATCTTTTTAACCATTGGGGAAACGTTTTTTTCTGGTTCTTCAATCGGCATACAGCATACGCTCATTTTTTTCTCCTTGATGTTAAGAATATGGAACAAAGTAAAATGCAGTAAAAAACAGTAATAACGCTAAAGCTATTAAACCTGCGCACGCTAATTTATATATAATTTTTTCCATTATTTTTCCTGAGATTTAATTACATACGACTTATGAATGATAATAATTTATATGTTATCTCAATAACAAGACTGCAAAAACATACTAACATAATCAATACAAAAGTATCGCAAACTAGATCATATAAATATTCGCGTTTGAATATCTTCATTCTTCGCCCTTGGTATGTTTTGATTGTAATATATGTAACATTTTCGTCATTTTATCTATTGCGGTATTAAAGCCATGGAGAAAACTTGAATCTACATCTAATTTAGCTCTTCTATTCCATACGTTAATTGCTTCATCTATTGTTGCAGAATAATGATTGCATTCAGCTCCACAATTAGAGCAATAAACAGAATAATGAAGATCATGATATTTCTTTGTCTTTTTTTGTACTACAGGTGGTATATCATCATTTTTCCCGCAAAATGGACAAGGCAAAAGTCTATCTTTAAATCCATATTCATCGTGTGTTTCTTCTATCATTTTGTATTTTCCTTCATCTCTAATCGAGATAAAATTTCTTTTGACATGGTTAATTGGGCATACGTTAACACTGCAAATACTACAAGCATAATCATTGTGCAAATTGTCATGAAATTTATGATTGTTTTCATGGTGATTTTTCCTCTTTTTTAATCTCTTTTTCATCACAAACAGTTTCGCTGAAAATCATATCTGCCCATGTATCCAGATAATTTTTAGCTTTCATTCTGCAATCTTCGCAAAAGCAATATCGCGTATCTGTTATAGGCAAATGATTATCTGAGTCTGTCATTTTCCTTTTCCTTTTCCTTTAATTTCAATCTAGCTAATAGAATGTTCGTTGCATTATCTAATACGCAATGACCAAAATGCGTGAAAGACCAAGATTCATGCAATGCAATTAAATGATCGAGTAATTCTTCATCTGTCATCAATCAACCTCCCACTCGTGATTAGGGTCTGGAATGAAAACCATTGAATTATGGCAATTAGCCCATTCTTCGGATACTTCCTCTTTTTCAGTGTCAAGGAGTATTTGTTGTCTAACAATCCACCCACCTATTACTTTGGCTCTAAAAGTTTCCATATAAACATTGCCAAACCGATTTTCTAATGAATTAATTTCTTCCCATATGAATCTCATAGCTCACCTATTTGTTCTAATAAAATAGACGCTTCATTTTCTTTTTTTGCATAGAATTTTATAAAATCAACTTCTGTTTCATTAAAATTTGTATGATTTGCTATTGATTTAACAAACTCTAAAAGGTTTAAATATTTTTCTTGTAATTCAGTAGGCGGGAATCCTGCTTCAGCGAGTACTTTTATTTTTATTGAATCAGATAAATCGATACTGCTATCAAGATTATGGTTAATATGCTTTTCATTCACAGGATCATATACTTGTACTTTGTTACCGCATTCGCAATGTTCATAACCATCTAATCGTGGCACAAAACAGCATTCATGGTTTATTGTTTTATTCATTTTTTTTTCCTGTTAAAAAGTTTGTTATTAATCTAAATCACCATCAATTATCTTTAAATTATCGCTTATTCTAGGGTGTCGCATTTTTCTAAGTGCCTTAGCTTCTATTTGTCTAATTCTTTCTGTAGTACGATTATGTTTTTTCGCTATTTCATCAAGGGTATATTCTCTATCGTATTCTCCAAGTCCAAACCTCATTTTTATAACATCTTCTTCTCTAGGAACCAGTAGATTTAGTTGAGATTCAATCATTTCTTTTCTTTGATCTTCATATATTTCGTAATCTAGTGATAGGGTTTCTTCTTGCGAATTCTCTAACATAAATTTCATTTCGGCTTCTTTAACCTGAACCGATCGTTTATTAGTTTCCAAGACGGTGTTTAATTGCGATTCTGTAAATAAATCCTCGGGTGCGCAATCTAGATGTTCGGAACAAAATAAAATACATTTACGCCATTCCCCATCAGCCTGAAACGGCGATAATGTCATATTGATGATTGCGCCTATAGGCATCTGATAATTTGGCTTACCATTCAATTTGCATAGTTCGCTAACAGTTTTATACCCTGCTTTTTCTAATCTGCTAAGAAACACATTATTTCTTACTTTGATATCAACTCTATAATCTGACATTAGCTACCCATGACCTCCCATACATCCTCAAACAAATCGCTAATTGTCGGAGTAAAATTAGTAATATTCATCTGCATAAAATCGATATATGCAAGCGGAGAATCAGGGAAATTTGATTTGATAACGTAGTTAACACCATCATCCCAGTCTTTGCGAACAATACGCTTGTACTCGTTAATCTCTTTTTCAAGTTCGTGTAGTTTCATTTTGTTTCCTAATGTGGTGACAAACCGGCAGAATTGCACTGCTTAGGTAGGGAACGGTTGATCGCCTTATGCTTACCTAATATCACGATCTTGATAGAGGCGTGTCCCTAAACCACGCCGCGGCTTGTCTTAAACTTTTAACAATTACCGTGACCGTTAATAAACACCAAAAAAAGACCTGCTACCGGATTCCGCGCATGATTTTAAATGATCCTTCATTGGTTCAATCAATACGTAACCACTTGGAAATATTATTGCAATTAAATCATCATGTCGTCGTAGCGGCTCTACAGGATGAATTGCCATGCTTCTCTTTATCAATCTAGCTTTTTTTACTTCAACCCTGAATATCATGTCATCTTTTTGCACATGTAGATCAGGTCCGCTTGCTGTTTTTTTAGCTTTAGTTAAAATTTTGTATCCCATGTTTTCTAGAGCTTTTATTGCTTTATTCATTTCTTCACCAAATCTTTAACTTTTAAATCTTCAATCATGTTAAACCTCAAATTATGATATAAACCTGTAACAACATTTTTTTGTTATAACTTTGTAACGTAAAGGTGGCAATAGGCAAGAATCGAACTTGCTGGCCTATCCACTAGTATGGGGCATATTATGGTCAGGATTGCGTATCTTAACTAGTCCCTTCATGTCACCAAACCACGATGCGATTGCCATTAAAACTTTAATTACCCGTATTTAATTTAATGATTTATCTGTTTCATTTCTTGTTGACATAATCAAATCCTCAGAAAACTCAACAATATGGCGCATTATGTCAATGTCATCTGTTTTGGACGCTTTTTCTGTAATTTGAGAAACAAAGGCCAACATTATCCCTACAACGCTCATCATGAAGAATGGCTTATTTTCTTCATCAATTTTAGTTATTGGGTCTATTTTTTTATTAATTAAATCTTTTAATATTTCGTGAGCCGTCTCTTTGCAAAAATTAAAACCTTCTTCATTTAAAAACTCTGACATATATCACCGTATAAATATTGATAATTAATCGATATTGAAATAATATACATATACATATACTAATGCAAGAGGATAAGATGAAAAAACTAAAAAAAACAAAGTGTATCGTTTCTGGTTGCAAAAAAGAAGTACGAGTGTTCAAGCATGGCTTATGTAATGCTCATGCAGTGAGATACTACAGGACGGGAAGTATAGGCGATCTACCGTTGAGAAAACGAAGAGTGCTAGATAAATTCACCAAATAATCATGGGTCAACGCGACACAAGGGATTTGTCGCGTTTTGCCATATCATATATCAGATAGCGGTCTGAGAATCGGATTTTACATAATGATTAATGTTTGTCAACGGGGTTTTTAATGGATGAAATAATAGAGTTTCACAATTCAATGTACTTTGAGCGCATATGCAAAAAGTTAAAAATTCCACCCACCTGTAAAGACATTTTCAGGTTTATTGCTGAGATGAAAGAGCCAGTAAAGATAAAATCAATTATGTTAAAGCTGAACCTCCACGAAGTATGCGTAATCAACTATTTGAAGAAGCTAGAAGGGTGTGGGGTTATTCAATATGTAAAATCAAGCTTACCTGGGGAGAGAAAGCACGTTATCAACATGCAATTAATCGATCATTACAATAGTAAGATGATAGAAAAAAGCCCGCAATAAGCGGGCTTAACTGCCTAAAATGGAATCACATCGTTAAATTCATCTTGTTTTACCGGCGCATCTTTCATTTCTTCAAAGCCTGTATTATCCACAACATAATCCTCGATAATGTTTCTATCTGGATATTTAGCGCCCTTAGGCTTGCCGTTTAGTTTGTCATCTGGAATAGGCGCGCCAATTTGTACTCCAACCTCAACGCGAACCATTCGACCATTTAACATGCTTGGGTGAAAAGTTTGATCCATAAATTCTTTTTCAAGACCCGCAGAAACCGCAAGGTGACGTTGTTTCCACATCATCTGCTTGGTATTCACCAAGAAATCTTTTATCTCTCGACCTTCTCCTGACTTATCAAAAACAATAAGATCAGCAACAAGCATGGGATTACCCTTGGCTGATGTTTTAATTTCTGTTTTATCTATTCTTGCTTCGTAGAATCCGCGCTCTAGTAAATCGAAACGCGCATTTTGACACTCGGCTTCTGTAAGTGGTAAATAACTCCAACTCATTTTTTATACTCCAAATTATTTAAAATCGACTCTGACTTTTTGAACCAGTTTTGCACCTGCTACCTCTTCCCCGTTTTCTATCGCTTTTTTAATCGCTTGTTTGTCTATTGTCTTTGATTCAACAATCCGAGTGTTCCAGTAATTTTCCGGTATCGCCGTTTTATCGTAAGTATCAACACTAACCGGATTTTTTTTCAATGTTACAGGAAATAGCGGAGACTTGGTGATTTTCTTAATTCCCAGCCCTTCCATGCTCGCCGCAAGCGTTGCTCTATATGACTCTGCTTTTTGACACATCGTCGTGTGACGATCAAGCATTTCACTAATAGCACCTTGTATAGCATCCGCCTCTGCTTCAAGGTTACGGATATACTTAGCATACTCTATCAAGTGATCTTCGATATTATCGTGTAACGAATCAAGTTCTAAGCAATCCTCAAAGCTTAATTCATCTTTGTCTAGCAATTCTTTGTATCTTGGTTGCATTTCGTATAAATTCATTTTTTAATTCTCACATTTCTATATCTTCATTGTTATATTCATTAATTTTATTAGCTATCATTAGCATGTCATTATCAATGTATTGCTCGCTGAATAAACCCATTGGTGTTTTGCACATGTGAAAATTATCATTATTAGTTATAAATCTGTAATTTCCATCATTAACAATTGTATGAAATACATACGAAAAATGAGCTTCCGGTATAACATATTGGTCTATCATCTTACCCACGCTTCTTGGCTTAGTCATGCCTTGTGAATCGGTATCAATGTGCATAGTGACAAAACAAAACAAATCATCTCTTAATGATTTCACAAGTGAAATAATGTCAGAAAAATCTTTTGATATTTCAACAAACTTATCCCACCCTTTTATCATTGATTTACGCATAAATTCATTCGAAATCATAAATCCAAAATCATCTAAAATTAGATATTTTATAGATGGTCTCTTTTGATCAATTAAGTTAATAATTCTCTTTATTTGTACTGGATTGTCAGAACAATAATAATTTCCCTCCATTCCATCTGGAGATAGTTTTTTATATTTTTTAGATGACCCACGAAACGGAAGCGGTTTGCCTCCTATATTTAATATAAATGTTTCTTCAGGAGGGAGATTTCTTATTGATGTAGATTTACCAGTTCCAGAATTTCCTAAAATTAATACAGCATTATTCATATAGTTTAATCCTTATTATTCAATTTCAAACCCTTGATCATCATTCCATGCCTCGTCATT